TTGACCTGTTAGCAACTGCTGCTGCAGTGGCAATCCCAGTCGTCCCAAACTTTCAGCAAGGAGTCCTTAGCAGTACAACAAAAACAACGTCAAAGGTTGTTGAAGTCATCAATTCTTACGAGTACAGAACAGGTTACGAATACAGCGCAAGCGGAACAAATATTGCCCCAGTTGGTGGTGCGATTGCCCCAGCTAGTCTGACTACAACAACTAACACTCTTAATGGTGTTTCTAGTCGTTGGACTGGTCTTGACCCTGCTAGTAAACCTGTTTGGAACATCGTCAAACAAGGCGCATCGTTCCAATTTGTTGAAACGCTCCAAGGGCCAGGACTCACAAATCACACCATAATTAATAGAGAAACAGATATTGAATCATTAACTGAAACGACCAGCACCTTTAGCCAATGAAAGTCCTTATTGCTTGCGAATACAGCGGCAGAGTACGAGACGCTTTTAGGAGCCATGGTCACGACGCTATGAGTTGCGACTTATTGCCAACTGAAGTTGATGGCCCGCATTACCAAGGTCCGGTTGAAGACGTATTGCATGATGGCTGGGATCTCATGATTGCTCACCCTCCTTGCACAGACTTAGCGGTTAGCGGTAGCAGGCATTTTCCAGCCAAAATTGCTGATGGCCGACAGGCTGCTGCCTTAAATTTTGTACGTTTTTTGATGAGTGCTCCAATCAATCGTTGGTGCATTGAAAACCCGATAAGCGTGATCAGTTCAGCGATAAGAGTGCCGGATCAGATCATTCAGCCATGGGAATATGGGCATGGCGAAGTAAAGGCAACGTGTTTTTGGTTGCACAATCTGCCAAAGCTAAAGCCTGCTAATTGCGTTGAAGGTCGCGAACCAAAAGTTCACATGATGCCTCCAGGACCTAACCGCTGGAAAGAGCGCAGCAGAACTTTTACGGGTGTAGCTCAAGCAATGGGTGACCAGTGGGGATCAAGCGTTCTTCCTGTTTGTACTGAGCAGATGGCTCTGTTTGCTCGATGAAAAGATTCATTGCAACGCTTTTGCTGCTAACCGCTCCAGCACAGGCGCAAATCTCAAGCACTGCCGCTCCAGTCGCAAACAGCTCCGGGTCAGTCACAAACCAAGCTGTGCAGGTGACTAATTCAAAAAACTTTGAGTACCGCTACAACGGATTTAGCTGCCAAGGAACAAGCCTCACAATTAACCCTTTCATCAGTTCAACAACAGGTTGGGCGGACCCTTACGAGAAATACTACAAAGAACCTATTTACGACACGCTTGATCTTGTTGGTGCGTTTGACCCTGAAGGCAATCCCGTTCCAGATGGCAGGCCAGATAATCCAGGCAATGTTCTTTTCTATAAACCAATGAGAACAGGACAGAAAACTAATTTCTCAATTAATGGCGGAATCACTGCTTCAATTTCGATACCGCTAGACCGCGCTCATATTAGAAGCTGTCATAAAGCAGCTGAAAGACAGGTGGCATTGCTAGACGCTGCATTGGCGGATAAACGCCTCAACTACGAACTGGCCAGACTTAAGAATTGCGCTGAACTAATGCAAAAGGGGATCATGTTTCACCCCAAGTCGCCCTACAGCAAGATCTGTGCTGATGTCGTCCTAACTAATCCGCCTGGTGTCTTGCCGCCCCACATCCATTCAATACCTACTTCTTCAAAGACCGTTGAAACTTCCGGCGCTGCCAAGCTGACTCAACAACAATCTTCTTCCCCAGCTTCTCCTTGATTTTCTTGATCGTCTTTTTGACAAGAGGCTTGATCGTCTTCAGCAAGATGTCGCCTAATGGCTTGGCTAAAACTGCCGCTGTTGTTGCGACAACCGCAATCGTTGCAGTCGTGACCACAACAGGCGAGCCAGGTAAATGGTTGCCGAGAATCGCTGGTATGTCCAACGGGTCAAGCTGCGCTTTGCATTCTCCATCAACACGCTTATAGCCAGTGATGACAGCAGTCTGAAGTTTATTTTTTGCACCTATAGGTATTGCGTCTGGTGGCGGACATGGCAGTTCCGCGTCTACATTTGGAATGTCAGACGCTGGAGGGACGTCTGGCGAAGGGGACTTAGCCGGCTGCTTCGACTCAGCCGGTTTTTCTTTGGGGTCTATTGCTGGCGGTTTTGCTGGCCCATACGTCAACGTTCCAGGTGTGAACTCTATTGGGTCATAAGACGGCATCGTGCCATCACACACCGTAAAAGTGCCCTTTGGGTCGTTGCCGTAAGCAGTTTCATTTCCAGGCTGTGTGTTTCGTGTCTCGACACAACCCGGTATTTCCGCAACCGGGAAACCTAGCATTAACGTAATTGGTGGTTCTTGCGGAAGGCTTTGCGGCGGAATACCCTGCCACGTTGGTATTTCTGGGACGCCAATGCGCCCCACACCTATTTCAGGTATCTCAGGCATTACGCCAAACTAGAACGGCGATGTAGGCAGCTCAATTGCTTGGCCTGTAGCTGATGGCATTTCAGGCATCATTTTATCAATTTGACTAGGCACCATTTCAAGCACCAACTGCGTCAACTCAAGCTTTAGCTCGCTCATGTATAGCTTGGTCAGGGATGGAATGCGGGTGTAAAGCATCACCGATCCAACAACCATGCCTGCTGACATCACGAATGATGCAACGGATAAAACGTTAAAAACCTTTTGCATGATCAGATTGCAAAGAAAAAACCTCCCCTGATGTGTGATTCAGGGAAGGCTGCAGTTGCTCTGTTAAAGCCTAGCTCAGAAAGCCCACTTGACGCCAATCTTGGAACCTACAGAAGGGTCGTCTTCTGCAGTGATGAACGATAGCTCTCCATAAATTCCGAACTGCTCTGTTGCCTGGACGTTTCCGCCAATTTTGCCGGATAGTTCAAACTCACCATCCTCACCTTGTGGTGAGACAAAAGCTGGGCCGCCTTGGGCGTAGTAGCTGTAAACGCCATCACCGCCTTCAAAGCCAACGTGGAGGTCAGTTGTTGCGCCTAAATAGTCGCCGCCCGAATAACCAGCGTTATTCTCCACGTTGACATAAGGGCCTGCCAAGGCAGCTGAACCAGCGAGAACACCAGAAACAGCTACTGCGAATGCTTTGATCATTTGTAGAAGGGGTTGAGTTTTCTTGAGCCAGATTAGCTGGCCCAGTCAATGGACAGTTTTGAATCTGTTCCTTAATTCTCATCCGTTCCAGGGAACGTTGAGAAGTGACGTTTATGCAGTCCGGTGTAAAGACCACGCTTTGGATGATCAGGCTTGTCGCGACCTTCAAGCATGTAGAGCATCGTCATCCAAGTATTGCGATTATTCATCGCAACTAAATCTTCTGCCCCTGGCTTGCAGGGGATCATTGGATCAGGTCTAGAGGCCACGTCGCTCATCCTCATACAGGTCATCATCTGGATCAAACGCCAAGATAAGGGCTGTCAATACAACCCCTGCCAGCACACCAAAAATAAAGGTCATTATTCAGCAGCTGCCCATGGAAGACCTGCAGCCTTGGTTGGAGCGCGTTGTTCATCAAGCTGACCCTGCAAAGCGGCTTCAACTTCAGTGACTTTTTCTGCAGTCAGCTTTTCCTTGACCCAGCCGACAACGACTTCAGAAGTCAGGTCGGCAAAAGCAACTAACGTGTCAGGACGTTCAAAGCCGATGCTTCCATACGCACCAGCAGAATAAGTGTCGTCTGCAGCAGAGACGGTGTAGTGAGCAGTGAAAACGAAGCCGTCGGATGTTTCACGATCCAGGTTGGCAATCGCCCAAGTAAAAGTTGTAGCCATGATGAGTTAGGACTCCAAGGGAAGTGTAATAGCAGAGCCCCACGTTGCCATGGGGCGGTCGCCGATCATTCTTCTGTTTCTTCTTCTACTTCAACAACCTTCTCAGGTTCTGTAATGACGCGACCGGCATCATCAGTCCATTCGGTATTAAGCATGTGTTGATCCTTACGTTCGCCGACAACCATCCAACACACCTTGCTCGTTGCTGTTGCATCTTTGGCAGTAATTGTTAATACATTGCCTGCAACTGAACCTTTAACAGCAACCCAATCGGATTCGTTACTTGTGAAGCAGTTTACATTAGTACAGAGCGCCTCAAATGTACCTTCTGTCATGCGGCCTGCAGTGTCAATGTTGATTGTTGCCTGACCATCAACTAAATCAACATATCCACGATAAATTAAATCAGCTTGTGGGCCTTCAATAAAGGAATGGACAAGGTGATGTGTTTCTGTTTTAGCAGGCAAAGGATGGCTAATTTTAAATGAGCCTGACCCCTTAGAGAGTGCCCCCGTAAATGTGGCATCTCCGCTAGATGAACTTAAAAATACTTTTTGAGTTCCACCGCTCCTTAACTCTAAGAAACCAATGGTTCCATTGTTGAGGAAATTACATTCATTAACTACGCTGTTAACAGTCTGCTTAAACGTGGTGCTGCCATTAGGGTTTAACTGCCAAGGATAGGTATTAGCCGAACTTTCTGAATAAAACGTACCGTCAGGAGTTCCAACTATTCTTGGATAAGTAGTACCATTTGCGACAACTCTTATAAGCGCTAAATTAACTGCACCAGTAAAAACCGTGCTGCCATCAGCGTTGATTCGCATCCGCTCGTTACTATTTGTTCTGAAAGTTATTGGAATAGTTGTGCCTTGAGCTTGAATTTGAAATAGAGTACTTGTACTGTAAATAGATCCAATATCTGTATTACTGGCTTTAAAATCAACAACACTACCGCTTGCCCCATTAATCGTCAATGTGTTGTAGTTGCTGTAGTTATTTAACGATGTCGCTCCAATCCCAACATTTCCCGAGCTGTCGATTCGCATGGCCTCAGTATCAGCCGTACTAAAAGAAAGTGTATTAATAGCATGTTGATAAATAATTCTTCCAGCCCGTTTTTCGGCATTGCTACCAGTCCCATCGGCAAAATGAATTGCTCCAAATGGTGTGCTACCTCCGCTTCTAATAGTAATACCAGTGTTTCCTGATTCGTCCGCTACCAGTAAATTTTGAGCAATTGAATCATAAGAAGAGTTATTGCTTGCGCCAATCCCAACCCTGCCCGAGCTGTCAATTCGCATTTGCTCAACGCCGCCACCACCTGAGGTAACAAATGTGATATTGCCAGCCTCTGACTTAATTGCCAGATCCGCTTCAGCACCCGTAACGTAGAGATAATCAGCGTTGCCAATTGAGCCGCAAGTGGTGACGCCATCATTTTTAAGCCAAGTTATTGCTTGGTGGTTTACTAAATTATCAGTCGTAATCTTGCCGGTAATCGTGCTGCCAGTAACAACTTTTTCTAATTTGATGCGTGGATCGTTACTGCCAATAGTGCTGCGTTCTACAAATTGTGCTCCATCCTCAACATCCAACATTGACTCAGGAGCTGAAGTTCCGATGCCGACGCGATGTTCAATATTTGTACCACCTGCAGTGGTGTTGAAATCTTGAAGTCGCATGATTTCATAACCATCGACTTTAAAAGTCATAATTTTGTTGCCTGTGTCGCTGTATGCGATGCCTGCATCGCCTTGTATGGCTCCAAAATCAAGATGAGCATCACTATTGGACCCCGCATTGCCGCTATTTTTTATCCACAGTCTGCTCGCTGTAGTAGTACCGGCGTCAATCGTTGCCCCCTTGAACGTGGCGTTGCCATCTAAACCAAGATCCCAAGTACTTCCTCTTACTCGTAGTGGCTCCAGATTGCCATTATCGCGATCGAATGATTGAATCACCCCTCCAGTGCTAGCGTAAAAATGCTCTACACTCGTTCCTGCGCTAGGAGTTAGGTTTGAATCTATAGTTAGCGCACCTGCGTCAATACGTCCATCTGACAGCAGAGAAGTTTTAATCGCAGAATCTGTTAAGCCTTTAACGCCACCAACAAAAATACCTGTCGTAGAACTTATGCCATCTGTGGCGCTTGTGTATAAACGACTATGGTCAATAATTAAATCACCGTAAAATGCTGAGGTTGTTTGCTGTATAATCACACCATCAGCTGCGTTGCCTCCATTGCTTACATAAAAGTCTGCAGGACCGATTACTTCTACGCGACCACCAGAAAAATAATGGCTTGATGCTATATATTTTAAGTTGGAATTTGTTGAAGGAGCAGTGATCGTATTGTCACCCGTTTTTGTGAAAGTAAGTGTATCGCCCACGTTATTAATTTGAACAGCACCGCTTGAACCGATGACGTGCAAAAGAGTACCGGCAGATGGTGTTCCTCCTATGCCGACACGACCCGCACTATCAATAGTCATCCGTGATGTTGGGCTGCTTCCACCGTCAGCTGTCGTTTCAAAAACCATGCGGCTTGGCTTGTCGTTGGACGCATGATCGAGATCAGCTTCAACAGCAATGCGACCACACCTTTCATACACACCACCACCCTTGCCAAAAAATACTAATTCGCCAATATGATTGCCAGCGTTAGTTGATGAGTCATTACGGGCAAAAGCCAGCTGCCCACCTCCTTCAGTTACAAGCATGAGCTGGCGCTGAGCTACTGCATTTAAAGTTGTATCAGCCCCAATCAAGACTTGACCAGACGCATCAATAGAGACACGCTGTCCTCCATTAGTCGCAATCGCTATTTGATCCGCACCAGGTGAAAATATTCCAGTATTAGTGTCAGACCCAGGTAACAAACTTGGTGCGGTTGCACTGCCTAGCGGAAAGCTAACTTTGCCATTTGCGTTAATAATTCCAGTCGTTGTAATAGCCTGACTGCCAAAATCAGGACTAATTTTTGTGCCAGCGATTGCAGCACTAGCATTAACATCTGCATTGACGATTGTGCCGTCAGTGATCATCGTGCTAGTAATACTGCCCGTGTCGCCTGTCGTTACTACCGTTCCAGTAGTATTTGGCAGTGTAATCGTGCGGTCTGCTGTTGGGTTTGCAACCGTTAACGTAGTTTCATGATCATCAGCCGATGAACCTTCAAAAACAATATTTGCATTATTAAAAAGTAGATCGCCGGTCATTGTGTCGCCAGTGGCATTCACAAATTCACCGGCTTGACTTCGCCATGCAGTGCCATCGTAAATCTTTAGGTCATACGCCCCACCTGTGTTATCAAGCCACATCTCTCCTTTTTCATTGCCCTGCTCACCACTGACCGTACCTGTGCCAGTTGTGGTACCACTTGCCGTAAAGACAACACCGACCGCATTTGAAGACGCCCCAACAGTTGTAAAATCTGACGTTCCAACCGTCAAGATCTTATAAATCGTATTAGCGACTAACGCTGTTGCAGCCGTACTAGCTGGCGAAGCATTTGGCGCAGTCGTTCCAATATGGACAGGACCAACCTTGACTAGATCGCCATTGCCGTCCTTAAAAAACAGACCAGGGCTAGCAAGATTGGTGTTAACAGCAAGCTGTCCATCCGACATTGCGGTTGGCAGAGGACGCTTATTTGCTGTGCCAGAACGCAGGTGCTGAAGAGCCATCCTTAATACCTGTTGCCAGGCCGGAAATTATGGCTCTATCTTACTCAGCCGTAATTACCGTCATCAAGCTGACTGGTTAACGCAACCGTTCCAGTCAAATTAGGCAACGTCACGACACGATCTGCCGTTGGATCGGCAACCGCCAAAGTTGTTTCAAACGCATCAGGGCTGACACCTTCAAATACCAACGATGCGTTTTCGTCAAGCAATAACTGACCGCCAATCGTGCCGCCAGCTTTTGGCAATGCCAGTGCAGCCAAGTCATACGCTGTCTTTACGCCATTTGGCGTGGCAGCAGTTGTTGTACTAGAACTTGCAACGCCATCAGTTAGCTGCAACACGCCAACGGCACTTGTTGTGCCAGTAGAAACTGAGATAACAGGCGTTACCGTTCCAGTTGCAACTTGAATTGGAGCGGTGCCCGTAACGTTAGTAACCGTGCCCTCTTGTTTTGCAACCCATTTCAGGCCGGTTGCTTCACTGCTATTAGCGGTAAGGACATAGCCATTTGTCCCAACACCAAGCTTGTCCAGCGTGGTCGTACCAGTAGGAACAATTAGATCGCCTTTTACATAAGAAGCAATCCCAGTACCACCACGAGCTACAGCCAGCATTCCGCTGGTCAAGTTGGTTGCAACGCGGCATTCATTACTTACTTCTTCAAGTGCTAGCTGTACGTTCGTGCTGCCAAGGCTTGCTGCAGGTGAAAACGCAACATTATTAGCTGTTTGCGCCGTATAAGTAGACGAAACATCAATCTCAATCCAATTTGATCCGTCTGATAAAAGAATGTCAGGCGGAGCAAGGGTTACCGTAGGCGCTGGTGCTGTGCCCGTACCACCAATTGCAACAACAAGGTAGTAATTTGAGTTGTCTGAGCTAGGAGAAGGCAAAGCATTGCCGACACTTATTCCTAAAGCAGCGCCTTCTCCGGTAACGCTTGAAACTTGGTTTGTTGTTGCGTTATAAGTACCAGCAAGAATAATTGCACCAGCTGAAATACCAAGCGGCTGCCAAACGTTGCCGTCCCAAACAAAGAAATTCTTTTCAAGCGGGTTATAAAATAATTGGCCTTTGAACTCAGCAGTAGGCAGTGATTCGCCAAATGCAGTTACAGAGCTGTCAGCAAGCTTGACTCCAGTTACTGCATTGTCGGCAATACGATCAGTGCCAAACTGACCTGTTGTTATCTTCGTAGCGTCAAGATCAGGAACACTTGTTGTGGGCAGCGCAATTGCTGCTGTCACATGGCCTTGAGCATCAAACGTGATCCCATTAACAGTCGCTCCAGTTACCGCGTTACTGTGATTTAACGTTCCGCTTGTGACCGCTAAGCCTGTTCCAGGCTGGATAATTCCCTTTGCGGATGCTGTTGCATCAGGCAGATCAGTTGGCAACAAACTACGGAAGGTTGGTGCGGCATCCGCTCCAGTGGCTGGGCCTGCAAATACACTTGCTGCAACTTGCGTGTCTAGCGACAGTGATAAGTCAGTTGTAAATGCAGTTGGGTTGCTAACAACAACAGCAAATGGAGTTGACTCCGTAACTGTTATCGCTTGAATACCAGCAACTTGTGACCAGGCTGCACCGCTCCAGCGATACGCAATGCTTGTACTGGTGTTATACCAACCTTGGCCCGTGTAATCACCTGTCCCAGAAGGGGTAGCATTACTAACGATACAAGTAGCCTGATCACCAATCTTTTCTGCAGTAACTGAATCAGCGTGAAGTTTGCCCGCTGTTACTGAACTTGTCCCAAGATTTGCCTCAAGAACAATCCCGTTCTCTAAGGTTGTTACAAACGCTCCAGTGCCGCTACCAGTGACAGCACCGCTTAACGTAATCGTCTGATCGCCAGTATTTGCTCCGCTACTGGTTCCGCTAAAGACTGAACCGTCCGTCCAGGTTCCATCGGCAACAGCTAACGTTCCAAGACCTAATGTGGCGCGTTGGTCAGCAGCATCCCCATCATTAAGTAAAGCTCGACCAGCTGCCGTGCAAGCGATCTCTTCTATTAAACCGCCATTTGCGGTGCTTCGACCAAGAATTATGTCAGTGTTAGTTGTATTTTGGATCTTCTCATAAGTAACAGCGTTTGATGCAATATTGACGTTTTCAACGATCCCTGAAGCAAGGCTTGTTGCAAAAGATCCAGTGCCTGTGCCTGTAACCGCACCAGTCAACGTAATCGTCTGGTCGCCAGTATTGGTACCAGAAGTTGTTCCGCTATGCGTCCCCGTAAACGTACCGCTTTGCGTGGATAAAGTCCCAAGACCAAGTGTTGTTCTTTGGGCTCCGCTATTAGCATCATCAAGTAATGCGCGGCCTGCAGCAGTACAACTAATCTGCTCAACTGTTCCCGCACCAGCAGTTGCGCGGCCTAAAAGTACATCTGTAGCAGTTGTGTCCTGTAGCTTGTCGTAAGTGACTGAATCTGGAGCAATGTTTGTTGCCCCAACAATTCCCGCAGTAAGCGTTGTGGCAAACGTACCAGTGCCAGTACCAGTAACAGCTCCTGTCAGCGTGATCGTTTGATCACCTGTGTTAGTGCCAGAAGTTGTGCCCGAATGGGTGCCAGTAAACGTTCCGCTTTGCGTTGCTAACGTTCCAAGACCCAGCGTGGTGCGTTGAGCTGCAGCATCAGCATCGTCAAGCAGTGCACGACCAGCCGCTGTTAGCGAAAAGACTGCATACGTGTCAGATGCAGTCGCATAAATGCCTTGGTTCGCGGCAGTCGTTAGCCCTGAAATTGATTGCAGGCCAGCGTCATACGCTTGGACATTCGTCCCGATTGCTACGCCAAGATTTACCCGTGCATTGGCTGCATCACTTGCTCCCGTTCCACCGTCCGCAATGGTGATGTCTGTGATGCCAGTGATCGTGCCACTGGTAATGGTCAGGTTTGTAAGAGTTGCGCCGTCAGCGTTAAGCAGCGCAATTGTGCCAAGACCTAATGTTGTTCGCTGCGCTGCAGCGCTTAAGTCGTCTAATAGGGCTCGACCTGCTGCAGTGCAAACGATTTCTTCAATAACACCAGCATTTGCGGTGCTACGTCCCAGCAAACGATCAGTTGCCGTAACGTTTTGAACTTTGGCATAGGTGATTGCATCATCAGCAATCGAAGCGGTGCCCAGCTTTGTTGTGCTGCTTTGGTCAAGCTTGTCTAAATCAATGGTGCTGACATCGATCAGGTCCAGACCGGCATCAACAAGGTTTTTTGCAGTAACCTTTTTGGTCTCGGAACCGCTAATGTCCGCAATAGGCAGAACGTCTATTGCTGCGACCCCAGCCTTGGACAGCTCGTTGAGCTGCGTAATTCTTTGGTCAGCCAAGGCTCAGCTCCTTATGCCAGGGGTACTTGCGCTTAGTTTAATCCGTAACTTCCTTCAACAGGTAATCAAGCGACTGCTCTTGGCGGATTCGATCGTCGTCTTCTTTCAAGATGTACTCAGCCAGCGATCCAACCACAAGCTTTAACTCGCCAGTTGTTACAAAATCCAAGGTGCATCTGATCGCGTCGTCTAAGTCAACTGAAACGCCAGAATTGGTTACAACAGCAGTGAGAGAGTAAAAAACGCTCTGCTCTGCTGGATTCAAATCTCTATCAACCAGATACAGAAAAAGATCAAAGGCACAGCCCAGATCTAATCTTTGGATCAATTGCAGCATCAATAACGGTGTTTCTTTTGCCCCATCCGTTGCATTGTTAAAAATGCACTCAATACGCCCGCTTCCGCTGATCAAGCCAGCGTTGTATTGATTCTTAAACTTATCAGAAAGTGCCGTGGTATCAACTTGCTCGCGACTGGCGTTAAATTCGTAGCTTGTAACGTCGCCAAGGATGCTAGAGCTAACGTCTCTAACAGCAAGTGTTGCTGCAATAGGATCACCCGTAAACGCTTGCAAGGCAATTTCATTTGATCTAACGTTGTTGACAGCATCAGCAAAGGTTGTAAACAACCGCAAACCGCCAGCAGCGTTAACATTTACATAAACACTAAAAGTGTCTTCAACTGTCCCAGAAGACCAGTTGGAAGCTGGGATAAACAGAAGTTTGCGTGCGTCAGTTGTTTC